GATACGTTTTTCCCTATCCGCGCTTTAAGGAAGATACGATAAAAAAAATCATCCAGGCCGAGTCTTGACTGCCCGACTATCGAACCTATGCCGTCAAGCTGGATGCCGGACGCCGTATCTATATCAAGCCTTCCGATCAATCCATATACGGCGTCCTCAACCTCCTGTACCTGCGTGCCGTATAGGGCAGTGATAAGGCTTTGCAGCTTTGTACTATCCCGATATTGATAGAGGAGCCGTGCAATTGCATCAGCATTATGTGTAGTGATTTTTGTTATACTCACGTGCTCACCACAATTATATCTCCGGTATCCCACCGCGAAAGCTCGACAAGCGCCACCGACCCGTCATCAATATCGATATTGTCATCAAGCGTCGGGTCCGGTGCAATCCCTATTCTCACGGTTACATCAGTTATCCCTGGTATCAAGGCAAGCTGACCAACCAAGGCAGGGTATATGATCACGTCCTGGCCAGATCCAAGAGTATTGCCCCATGTCGCGATAAGATCCTGCACCTGCGCGTCACCATCGATGGGATAATCATCATCTACCGATAAGTCAAGATCAAGATAAATGTCAACCTCGGTCGGTCTGGAAAATTTGATAGTATGATCAAACCCCTGAGAGTCGGTCACAGTATTTGAAACGGTGCCATAGGTCTCAATCCCCGCAGGCTTTGATTCAAAAATCGCCTCTGCAATCTCTGCATCCCTGCTTGTCACCCCACCAGCTTGATATACTACAGCCTCAAGGCTTTTCGGAGGAAGATTACGAGAGTCGGTTACATTGGTGTAGTTTTCAAACAGGATTACCGATTCAAGTTCCGCCTTGGTAGCATCATCATTAAGTTCGAGTATTGCCGATCTGATAGCCCCAAGTGGTCCGGCAAGACTGATCTGAAGTCGTTGATTTCTTCTGATTCTGAACTCTGCATCGGTCTCAATATCCCTTCCTGCAACCGCATCTTCGGCATTCTCGACACTCGTTAGTCCCGATATGGGATTGTCGATAATGGTTATCGTGCCTGAGTTGGCCGTCAACGGTCCGGTTACGGTGCAAGTACATTCTACGTCCGTAGGGGTTGCTCCAATTGTTGTCTCCTCATCGGTGGAAAATTTTGTGGTGGTGTCATTCTCCACAGAAAACACGGTTCCCGCAGGAATTATAGTCCCCTCTGTACCCGTCAATGTGATAGTCACCGCTGACGCTATGGCTGCAAGCCTGGTTAGCCCGACAATGGATGCCACATAGTCAAGGCTAACATCCTCAGCCGTAAGCGGGTACTGGCTATTGTAAATCGCCTCAGCCAGTTCCCAAAGGAGCGTTTCTCTTTCTGAGAAGATCCCCTTGAGTTGTCCGAATACACTTTGGGGAAGCGTGTTTATTTGAGAACCAAGGGCAGTCTTTAACGCCGAATCAATTTCAACCTGAATAATATCAAGCGTTTTTGGAATAAACCCGGTATCGGTCAATCCGTAACTCAAGGTATCACCTCCTCAAAAGATATTACTCCTTCAGTGCAAAGTGCCTTAAATGCAAGGGATAATTCACGAGTAATCGGATTTTGGTCGAGAGAGAACTCCTTCAGTTGCAGTATTCCGGGAGTGTTGATAATCTCACGCTTAAACACCGAATCCACAATTATCGGATTAGGATTCTTTTTAAAAATTTGCTGCAAATAAGGAATTCCTCGTTCCATATCGAGAAACCATTCACCGTACCAGGTTTTTAGCCTTTGGGAGATATGCTGTTTTATCGCATCCGCTCCGGTTGTCAAGATTAAATCCGATCCGGTTATGTCAATATCCCAATCTGAATTTAAGGCAATGTCGCTCATGAGATTGTCCCCGGTTGTGCAGTAATTGGTAAAGGACCGCCGTCCGGCCCCGTGCCTGTCTGTCCCGTTGTACTGACTGCTGCATTAACCGTGACATGGTTCACGATCTGACCGCAAATTATTTTCCACTTTGCAACGAGAATAGCTTGTTCAGCTCCATTCAATTCTCCCTGATCGGCTATTAATGCCGCCGCTACAGCCGCGCCCATAACATCGCCTGAAAGTGCCATTGCCTCACCTATATTTTCAATGTTCCCAAATCTGTTTTATCTTGATTAAAACTGGCAATTGTCCCTGCCATAAAAGGCATCGGTCCGATGCCGGTAACTATTTTTGCACTTATCAAGTGGTCAAGAACTCCTGAGAGCACGGTCAAAAGTTCTTTTGTGGCGCCCGTCACGCTGATTTTCCCTGACGGGTCCATCTCTATCCGGATTGAGTCGTTCTGGATAACCATATTATTTTCGGATACATCGGCCAGAGCCGCCTTGAATGGACGCACCCCAGGAATAAATATCGCATCAGATAAATCATGATGCCGTGGATTGTTGGTTGCTGTAATCTGGCCGTCTCCTGATAGCCATGTATCAATCGACCGTTCACACATAAGCACTATTCCTAAATCGCCCTTTACAAGCGGCAAATGAATATACGCAGCCCCTCCAGCCGCTGAAGGCCATTGCACTGGCACAGAAGGAATGACCGGAATTTCTGTTGCAACATCCGAATTTCGATATTTCTTTTTCAGGAGTGGCTTAACGTCGGCCTTCTGTGTTTCGAAATCATACTTTTCCACCTTTGCAGGAAGTGCCGTATGCACATCAAGGATGTGAGATTTAATCATCTCTCGAACGCATTCGGTGAGTGTAGGCGTTATTTCTCCGCTCATTCCTTCGCCTCCGCCTTAACAACCCAGGATTGATCATGTGAATCCCCTGAAAAAACGGCCCGCCATACCCTGAAAAATCCGGTATATTGTTTGCTCTCAATGGATATAGCCACCGCCCGGCCTGGCTTTATTTTCGGGTTGATGAGAGCGGTAAATTCTATGCCGTCCTTTTTCCATATCGGTGAACCGATCAGCCCGGTATCTTGATTCAAAAGAACCGCGTCCTCTGTTGTTTTGCCATCCTGAGAGATAATCTGCATGTCATTATCCTGAATGCTCCATTCAAGACCAAGGTTGCTCGATAGATTATCCATATGGGTTGAGGATGGTCCGCTTAAAACCATTCCCATCTGCGCTATTTTGTCCACAATGGCTCCTGATTTAACGAAGTTGAGAGCATTGCCGACATAAACTCCTTTGCCGGAAAAGGAGTTTATCACATCAGAGAGAATCGTAACCGTACTCGTTTTTTCAGCATAGCTTTTATCAACGGTCGCCTGCTCAATGGCAAAATGGCCGCTTACGGCTTCGATTGTGGTTACTTTATCCGGCCCCTGATTAAGCGTGGTCACGGCCAATCCTTCAAGCTTATCGGCTGATGATTCAGTCTTAGCAAGTTTGATATCCCCTGCAAATAGCTCCTCAAGGTTCCCGCCGTATCCTGTTTCTAAAATGACTCCAAGGTCCTCAGATGTTTCAAGCAATGCTCTGTGTTCGGGAGATAGATTATAAATATTGATTTTGGCCGTATTCGGAGTGCTTTCACTGGTTTTCGTTATTTCGAAAGATATCCGAAGGCCAGTGATTTTAACGCCCTCATTCTCTGCGCCTTTTGGCCCGAACGATACGGCTATTGATCTATCCCAGAGGTTCATGCGGATAAAGTTAACGATTTAAATGGTGAAGGAAGAAACATTGCATTGAACATATTCCCATATTGTTTAAAATTTTCGGTTATTAGTTTAAAAATTTTATGATGATCTTCATTATTGACTAATGCCTCATCGACAATTCTTCCTGTAATTAAATCAATCATGCTATTTTTCTTTAACTCTTCAGAGGTTAAAACATCAACCCCATTTTTTCCCGCTGATTCTTTTTTACGTCGCCTAATTTCCATGTGTCCACCAGGAATGATAATGGCGTCGTATTTCGCTTCAGCCAATAAGCTAAACCATCGTTTAGGAGGGAGAGAACTTCCGCGACTCACTGCATAATCAACAAACCTCTTTTCTGCATCCGTAGCTGTTCGCCTGTCCATCTTGCCGTCTTCCCGAAGTTGTTTCCATTCCCTGTTGGCCTCTCTCCTTAATTGTTTGGCCTGAGCAATGATGGTCTTTTCCATCTGATTGAAAGCTTCAATGTATTTTATCTTCCACTGAATAGCTTCTTTACCAGTGAACCCCATTGCTAATAAACTAAATCCATCACGAGAAATGATGTAATATTCTTGCGTCCCACCTGGAATTTTACGAGTTAGGTACGCAAAATTGCGTAGCTGGAAATCATCTGGTAGCTCTAAATTTTTGATTGCCCGAACTACATCATTATGCCTCTTTCCAAACTTCTCGGCCACATCCAAAGAAGTGGTCCAGAATTGTTCATCCTTCTCAAAAACTTCTATCTGATTCTCTTTGGCTTTTTTTATTTTGCTCATTTTTAAATCTCCTCTCGTTATTCCTCTCAAAAGTTAAAGTTAAAATGGCAGGAGGCTTGAGAGGAGAAAGCCCCCATTCGGGTCATGATCCCTAGCCATTTTTTTAATCATTACATCTCTATTATATCAATTCATACTGTTTCCTGATACATCAAAAGTACATTATTCCCAAGGTCATCCCGTCCAGGGCTTTCGTTCTGATCAAAAAGATTAACCAGAAACAAATTGCCTTGAGGTATCTCTTTCGCATCCTTAAACTGTGCCAAAAGATCAACCCCGATGAGAAGGGGAAGACCGGCGACGAGCATTACCCCGCCGCCAGTCTTTATGTCCATAATCCACCGATCAGCCCGTGAGTTGAAACGAAAGGCAAAAGTATATTTTACGTTTTCAATCGTTATTTTGAACTCATAGCTTGCTCTGTCAGAGCTGACCGGAAGCTGAAGTATCGCCATGATTACGCCGCTACATCTCCGCGTGAAGTACCGCCTTCACCGGCTGCATGAAGGTAATTGTGAGCAGTCAAAACATCCGCAGCGGTCGCATCGATATCAATCGTCTTGGTGAAATTATCACCTATAATGTAATTACCAGCGATCAGGCCGTTATGAACCGTCACACCGGAAGCCACATAAATCGCCTTCGCGCAAGTCACTGTAGCCCCAATCTGGTTGCCAATTATCTTGCCATCGTAAAAATACATATCTGCGCCACCAGCCAAAGTAATGCCTGATGTTACGAATCCGGATATCCGACAATTTTCAATGACTGACCCCTTGACCCCTCCGGTATAAATCCCATGAGTGGCAAGGGAATTATCCCCGACCAAAAGAAGATCGTGAAACCAGCAATTCCCGTCCATCTGCTCCCAGTATAGCGCATTTATTGCCGTTTCAACCTTAATGCAGATATTCGCAACTTCCACCCCCGTACCACTTCCACCAAAGGCAAAGGTCGTCGGAGCTGTTGGGCAAATTGTCACGCCTGTATCTGTCCCAGGCAGGCCCAGACCGATAATGTGAACATTTTTCGCAGAGAAGGCAATCCGTCCCTCTGCCGAATAATCACCAGGAAGGATAATAACCGTAGACTGATGATCATCATCATAGTTGATATCCGTGGTGCCTGCCGCATACCGAGCGGCATTAATTGCCGCCACGAGAGTGGAATGAATGCCGATACCCGCCGAATCAGCCGCCGTTACTTTTCCATAAAGCGTTCCGGCTGGATCAACGATATGATATTCCCCGCCGCATCGGCCCTTTGAAATGGCAATGGCCGAAGCGATGATCCTCATCAAATATTGATTGTTTCGAATGTCCAGCGTTTTTCGGTGAATCAAATTCTCGATGTAAGTCAGCCCCATGTCGGTGGCCCTCCTCTGTCTGTCAACGTGGTTAATGGATTGAAAATTACACTAAGGCAATGCTGATGTAACTATTTCCCAGTTAGGATCAGCAAAAACACATAGTTTATAATAATCGGTATTGTATACAACCAAGCCACTTACCGGATACGTGATAGCCTGCATCTGGGTTACAGTCACCCGTGGAAGAAGTAGCCCTTTTGTGGTACTGCGTATCTCCAGTATCGAGCAGTTTGGATCAGGCATGCCCGTTCCGATGCCTACGGTATGACTGGTACAAGTTGAGCTGTTTGCATCGTTATAGGCCCAACCTCCGGCAGCATCTAGGGAGAGCGTGACCTTGTTTCGATAATTCCTGCCAATACCTGTGGTTTCTTTAGTTGTACTGCCTGACGGAAAATCAAGTTCGTGCAGATAGCCGAGAGATTTTCCAACCTCACGGTAAATAATCGGGCTACTTTGCAGACTTGCAGCATTCAAGGGAGATGGAATTAAAAATAAAAGAATGGCTGACAAAAGCATGACTGGAATAGATATTTTTTTGTAATTATGGTAAATATTCATTCTTTTTTATCTCCTTTAATCTGAAGGGATTAATCCGGTCCCTTGACCTAATTGAAAAGCCCATGATT